GCTTTTACCACCTGGATAGCACAACACAAGATGTGCGCCCTTAGGAAATGCATCCATCAATGTTTGATCATATTCATAGACGGGCTTATATCTTCGCCCTACCTTTTCATAGAAAATCTTTTTCATTTTACAATTTTGCTTAGTAGGTGGTTAGCCAAACTCAAATCTTTTTCTGCTTCACAGTCATGAATTTCAAGGATGATCATTTCACGCAAAACAAGTGCATCATGTGCAGTTTCTAAATCAAGAGTATCGAACCAGTCATCCCATGCTTCTGCACTATCCAATGACCACATCATGTCTAGGATATCTACCTGACGCTTGTTTAGTCCAGTTAATGTGACCTTGTATTCATTGTAACTCATTGTTCAAACTCCTTCCAAAACAATTCGTGATCTTTTACGTTTGCTACCGGACGTAGCCATCCCGCATTAATACACTCTGCGATGATTAGTTTATACTCCCTTGGGCAATGATTGTCAACCTCAAATCCTGCCCTAGGCGCAACGCAAAGTTCATCTTGTATCATAAAATCATTATCTGTAGATTTTATAGTACGAATGCGTGAAGGCTTAGAAACTATATTCATTTCTTTAGTTCTTCGATAACCAGTCGTTTTGCACGTTCGTCAAGTTCTAAGTTTTGTTGCTTCAACATTAATGGAGCAAACGTTTCAATAAAGTTGAATACAGCCTCTTTACCACTATCGGTAAAATGATTGTACTCACCCTTCTTACCTACGGTAGATTGATAATAGGAATTCTTGTCATTCAGTACAGCAAGGATACTTGCGTACACTTGTTTTTCAAGTACGTTGCTCATGTATTTTGCCTTGATACGGTGTATTAAGCCATTTAGCGTATGTGTCAGCACTTTGAGAGATTTTTTCAAGTTCATATTTACCGCAGAATTTCATAAAATGAACACCCACTTGAGGTGTGGTTACTGTTCGTACTTCTGATTTAATACGCTCATCAACCTTAACCTTGATATCATCGGGTTGTGCGGCTAAATCAATTAGAATACGATTACGCTCATAGTCGTCCTTGACCCGATGCTCAACACCGTCATGGTCAACCCAACGCTGTAGCATCATGTTATTCCAATTAAAGCCCTGCTTAGTGCGGTCAGCATAGGCTTCGATAAGACCAACCTTATTCTTACTGCCCTTAGTACGAACACCGGGGTATGCACTGAACACATTGTCAGTACTGTCACCACGCATGCACTTCTCAAATAGAATGAATGCGGGGTCACCTAGTAGTTTAGGTTCTTTAGTTTTCTTGTCGATGATAAGCCTACCCTTATCATCATAATAGCCGTCAAGTTTGATTAGTTGATTACTAACACCATTATACTGATGTACGTTCTCATTAATTAACTGTGCAAAATCGGTGTCGCTTGAAATGATATAATGGGTATCATCGGGGTGCATGTGAATGAAACGTGCGATGATATCATCTGCCTCAGCATTCTCATGTCGCAATACACTGCAATTGGTCTTCTCACGTAGAAATGTTGTGAACACTTCATACGTTTCCCAAAACATCTTGTTTTCTTCTTCCTCTGCTTCAGTCAATGACTGATTAGCAACAGCACGATTAGCCTTGTATGGCTTATAAAATTCTTTGCGCCAACTGCGGCCCTCAAGACAAAATACAACGTGATCAATGCCATACTTGCGTACAACTTGATTCACACTTGCTAGTGTAAGATGAAGGGCCATGCCGATCTTTTCCCATGTGTCACTGTTACGTGAAGCCACATGTCGGGCACGAAAGAATGTGTTTGCTGTGTCAATAAGTGCGTAGTTCATATGTTAAATATACTACTATTTTGATTAAAAGTCAAGCCCAAACACAAGTTTTGGTAAAATTAACTTACTTCTGTTCTACCATTACCAATATCTCGCTGTTGTACAATTCTGATATCGTTACGCTTTGAGGGGTCGGCCTGCTCTTGCTCATAAATCTCAAGGGCAATGTTACGACATACGGTTTGGAACCAACGATCTACGATTTGGGCATCTGTATCATCGGCACGGATCTTGTAACCTTGCTTAATCAGATTAGCAACAAACTTGTCATTCCAATCTAGATCAAATGATCCGTTATTGATATCAGCAGGATCAATCTCAACTTTAGTAATAGCAACGTATGGTTCACCCTCTGCTGTTGCCTTTTCCTTTTCAGTTAGTTCAACCTTGGGCTTGCGAGGCTTAGATTCCTTTTTAGGTTCCTCTACCTTGGGTTGTTCTATTTGTGTTTCACTAGCAGGAAACAATAAGTTTTTTAGTTTATCAAACATTATTCACCTTCTTTATATATGTATCGTACAACTGGAAACTTGCAAGATTTTTTGCTTTGCTCTCGCACATAATATCGGCCCAGTCATTGTGAGTCATAGCCCAATCATTTACAGCATTATTCCAATAGTAATCGCTGTGTGCCCTTAGTTTCTGTTTGTTATGGCCAGATTCTAATAGTGTTGTCAAGCAGGGACGACTGACAGTGCAGGCATCAGGTAGATGCTCTTCTCTTGAAACACTATAGTGTATGACAGGGCGCACACCGCGCCAACTATCAATAACCATGCTAATACGGGGGTCATTTTTTTCAATGTATTCTCCAGTCTTGATCCAATGATGATGAATGTCTAGCACCAAAGCGAGATCGTTTGCGAGTTCGAGGGTGCTGTCGAGTCCCCACGACATTTCTTCGTTTTCGATTGTGATGGCATTTCGTGCTTCGGGGCTGAGTCTTGACATAACTCTTTTGATACCGTCGGGGCCTTGGCGACCACTGATGTGGACATTGATCTTGATGTCCTGAAATTGTTTACCGTACCCCATCCAACGGGCCATATCGACATGATATTCAAACTCCTCTATACTCTTATTTACTACCTCTTCACGGTCGCTAGCGAGTACAACGAATTGATCAGGGTGAAATGATAAGCGAACATCGTTAGCACGTGCAGTCTCACCGATAGGAGCAAACCAACGTGCAAGACTGTCCTGCACATCCTGTTGCTGCCAAAATGGCTTGTATTCGTCCATCGTATAGAAACTTAGCATATCACTGGTGATACGCAACATGCGTAGTTCAGGAGGAAGTTCTGCTACCTTCTTCACTAATGCATGTGTGTTAAGGATGTTGCGCTTGGCCACGTCAATCATTTTGTCCTCAACAATCTGTCTTGACGTTTGACGCTTTGCCCACGCATAAGTAGTACCGCCGGTGTTAAGACCCTCGGTACTAGCGATTTCGCCCTTCTTATTGATTTCAGCCCATTTGCATGCGAAACCAATACGCTTGATATTGTGATTAGTAGTAGTCATGATGATAAATATAGCACAGAAAGAAATAGATGTCAAGTTTAATTTATGGCTGAGTTTAGAACCTATAAAACGGGAGGAGATAGCATAACTATCGAATATCCTAAGGAACTAGACGGCGGCGGAACTTGGATGTTTGTTGACTTTTTGGATATACTTGAAAAAATATACCCAAATAGAAAATTTAACAAAGCACTAGAGTGGTGTAGCGGACCCGGGTTCATTGGGTTTGAATTATTAGCAAGACAAAAATGTAATGAAATGGACTTCATGGATTTACATGCCCCTGCTTTAGATAATATTAAAGAAACGATTCATAAGAATAATTTATCGTACAACATAAATTGTATATTGGCTGATAGGATCGAACAATTACCATCTAAAAAGTATGATTTAATTGTGGGTAACCCGCCCCATTATACTGAAAAAGTATATCCGGAACATGAATTAGAAGATTGTTGCCGTAGAACATTAGACATTGATTTGAAAATACACAGAAACTTTTTCCAAGAAATATCCAATTATCTGACTGATGATGGCATAGTTTTGCTTTGTGAAACTTATTATAAAAGAATACAAAATAACAAACTATTTGAAATTGGTATACACTACCATAGGCTAGCACCTATTATTGTACAAAATGGATTTCGTGTGAAAACTCTACACTCAAGCGATGATAGTTACTAC